GAAGAACAACTGAAGGATTATTATACTATACTAAAATAGATAAAGACACAGGTGCTACAATAGATTTATCTGATGGAAGTCCAAGTGATGTACAACTTCCAACAAGTGGTGCAAACGTAGAGGCAGATGTTAGTTTTTCGTCTGTACAATATTTTAGTGGCGATGGTTCGACAACAGAATTTACAATGAGTCCAGCTGTATTAAATGATAGTAGAATTAAAGTATTTGTAAATAATGTAGAACAAGTTTTAAATAGAGATTATACATATTCAAGTCCAACACTTACTTTTGTTATTAGACCAGCAAATGGTACATCAATTGCAGTAGGACTTGTAAACAAAGAATATAAAAACAATACAACCGACAAGTATCAACAATACATTTTTGAAGATGGAGACGCAACATATTTTGTTGATTCAAACGGTTATTTAATTAAAAGGGAAAACGTAGGATACGGTTTAACAACACTTGCAAGTGATGACTATACAACAGCAGAATCTACAACATATTCTGTTGCTTCTACCACTTATAGTGTATAAATAGTACAATAAACAAGGTTTAATATGGCAGATTTCAAACTAGGTAGAATCAAATTTAAATGGCGAGGCGATTGGGCGGTTTCAACTGCTTATTTGGTTGACGATATAGCAAAATACGGTGGTAATACGTATGTGTGTATTGCTAACCATACTTCACAATCAAGTACATCAGGATTTTACACAGATTTTCAAAGTAGTTCATATTGGCAATTACATACTGAAGGACTTTTCTTTAAGGGTGATTGGGCACAATCTACTTTCTACAAACTAAATGATTTAGTAAAATATGGTGCATTTCAATATCGTTGTATTTTACAACACACTTCAAGTTCATCTTTTGCAATTGGTTCAAACTGGCAAGTTTATACTGAAGGATTACAATGGGAAGATACATACAATGCAGGTACAACTTACCAAGATGGTGACGTTGTAACTTATGGTGGTTACACATATGTTTATATAAATTCAACACCTGCTTCGGGACAAACACCTACAGATAATTCATATTGGGATGTTGTTACTACAGGTTTTAAAGCACTTGGAGAATATTCACACGGAACTGCTTATAAAACTGGTGATACAATACAATACGGTGGTAATAATTACGTAGCAATTGCTAATAATACAAATGAATATCCTGCTGTTCAAGCTACTGGTGCTACAAACTCCTCTTATTGGACATTAAACATTGAAGGATTTAAATTTAGAAGTGCTTATGATTCTGGAACAACCTATAATATAGGAGATGTTGTAAGATATAGTGGTACTTCTTATGTACAATTAAAAGATAGACAACAAGGCGTAACTCCAGGAACAGACGCAACTGTTTGGGAGGCAATGGCAGTTGGTTCAGAAACAAACGTAATGTCTGAATCAGGTGATATGATTATTAATAATGCTTCTGGAAGTCCTACTAGATTAGATTTAGGACCTGCTGGCGCAATATTAACATCAAATGGAACAATACCAGAGTGGAGATATGATGAAGGAAGTAGAAATGTTATTTACGTTGCAAATTCTGGAAATGATTCTAATCCTGGTACAAAAACTTTACCTAAAAAGACAATTAAAAGTGCTCTTTCAAGTGCAACAAGCGGTGATATTTTAGACTTTTCATCTATATCTGGAGGAACAGGAGGTGCTGCTGGAGTATATGATGTATCAGACGCAACTTATTCAGCTGCAGGAACAGGTGCAACTTTTAGAGTTACAATAGATGGATCAAGTACACCAACAATTGCGGACGTTCAAATAGTAAATGGTGGTAGTGGATTTGTAAATGGAGAAACTGTTACAATAGATGGTACAACAAAATTAGGTGGTGCTACAAATTTAGTTTTAACAGTAAACAACACAGGATTTGGTGATGTTATTTGGGTTAAAGGCGGAACATATAGAGAAAATTTACCATTAGTTGTTCCTACAGGAGTAACCGTAAGAGGTGAGGCATTAAGAGCTGTTGAAGTAAGACCTAATTCAGGAAGTTCATCTACAATTGCAACAATCACAACTTCATCTACAATTTCTGGTGCAACTGATGGAACTTATACTTACAAACATCCTACAACTGCTACTGGTTCTGGTAATGGACTTGTAGTTAATATTACAATTGCAAGTGGTGCTGTTTCTGCTGTTGCTGTTTATCACGGTGGATATAATTATGCTGTAAGTGATACTGCGACTTATACAGCTGCACAATTAGGTGCTGGAGGTACAGGTACTTTAACAATTACAGTTGCTTCTTTAGAAGATAATAATGCTTCTTATATGTGGTTAATGAACAATGCCACAAACTTACGATTAATGACTTTAAGAGGTATGACTGGTACCTCAACTCACTTAAATGCAAATACAGATCACGGTGGTGCTGTTGTTTGTTCATTAGATCCACAAGGGTCGATTACAACACAATCTCCTTATTTACAAGATATGACATCTGTAAACGGAGCTGCTGTTGGTATTAAAATAGATGGATTAATTCAAATAGACGGAAATAGTAACAAGTCTATTCTTGCTACACACTTTACTCAAATCAATTCAGACGGTATAGGAATTTGGGCACACGGTAACGGACGTGCTGAAATGGTATCGTGTTTCACATATTACTGTAAAAAATCATATTGGGCAACTGCTGGTGGATTTATACGAGGATTAAACGGTTCTTCTTGTTATGGAGAAGAAGGTGCTGTTGCTGATGGAACATTAGCTGCTGAAACAGCTGTTAATGTACAAGGTAATGGTGAAATGTTGAAATACAATTCAATTACTTTTGCTGGTGCGGCTACAGAAAGTGATATTGCTAATTCAATTGTAACAAACGGTTCTGGTACTGCTACAATTGCTGGTGCAAGTGCAACTGCTACAATTGTAAGATATAACGTAACACTTGACTATTTACATATTACAAATAGATCAGGAAACTTTGTTCAAGGTGAAACGGTTACAATTACAAAAGAAGATTCATCTACATTCCAAGTAGATTTAGATGGTTCATTTGGTGATGGTGGAAATGCTGAACAAGGTCAAATTGGTCCACTTATTTCAGTTAAATCAGGAACAACCGCTTTATCATCTACTGGATTAATTACAGTAGGTTCAAATGTTAAATTTGCTGGTAACTCTACGTTTTTCCGTGTAAGTGCTGTTACTGAAGAAAATACAACAAATGAAACTGCAACTATAAGATTAACTGAATATGTTACAAATGTTGGTGGCGCTATTGAAAATAGTGAAGTAGCAAATATAACAAGAAATTTCTCAAATGTTCGTTTAACAGGACACGACTTCTTAAACATTGGTACTGGTGGTTTTGCAGATACAAACTATCCAGGAGTACCTACACAACCTGCTGATCAGGCAGACGAAGTTTCTGAAACAAATGGTGGTCGTGTATATTTTGTTTCTACAGACCAAGAAGGAGATTTTAGAGTTGGTGATTTATTCCGTATTCAACAGGCAACTGGTATTGCAACATTAAATGCTGACGCTTTTGATCTTTCAGGATTAAGTGAATTACAACTTGGTTCTATCGGTGCAGAATTAGGTGCTACAATTAATGAATTTAGTACAGACGAAACTTTAGCAGGAGATAGTAATACTGCTGTTTCAACTGAACGTGCTGTTAGAGGATATTTAACAAGAGATAAAGCAGGCACAGGTGCTTGGGTTCCTCCAACAGGAACAACAGCAGAAAGACCTACAGGTGATAACTTATACACTGGTGCAATTAGATATAACTCATCATTAGTAACTTGGGAAGGTTATAACGGTTCTCAATGGACAGGTTTAGGTGGTGGTAATCCTTGGCAGACACATACTGCTGATGGTTCAACTGCTTTAACAGTAGCTGCTAATGATAGATATTTTATTGATACAACATCAGGCGCTCAAACAGTAAATTTACCTGCTTCTCCATTAACTGGAGATCAAGTACATTTATTAGACTTAGCAGGAACATTTGATACTAACAATTTAACAATTGCAAGAAATGGTAATAATATTATGGGACTGGCAGCTGATATGACAGTTTCACAAGAAAATGCTGCTTTGCAATTTGTTTACACAGGTGCAACACACGGTTGGAAATTAACACAAAACTAATATAAATATAGATAACTATGAGTAATTATAAAGATTTTAAAAATAAAAATACCGAGTTTACAGGAACTATAGGTATAGATTTACCTGAAGGTAATACTTCAACAAGAGTAAATACAAAAGGTGTTTTAAGATTTAATACAGACCTTGGATTAGCTGAATATTATACGGGTACTGAATGGAAAGCAATTGACGCTCCTCCTGTTGTTTCATCTGTTTCACCAGCGTCTCCAGTAGATGACGGATCTACTGTTACTGAAATTACTGTTGGTGGTTCTGCAATGGGTTCTGGAGGTACATTACAATTAGTAGGTAACGATCAAACTGTATATACTGTTTCTTCTTTTACTTTTGATAGTCCATCACAAATAAGATTTAATTACACTTCTGCTTTAGCAGCTGCAGGTACAAATGGTGCTTACACAATAAAATATACAAATCCATCTGGTTTGTTTGGAGAATTAACTGGTGGATTAACACCAAATACAGGACCAGTATTTAATAGTCCTGCCGAAGGTACTGTTTTATTTAATGGTAATACAGGTACTGCCGCTTCATCTGTTACAGCAATAAATGTTACTGATGCTTCTGGTGGTACATTAGTTTACTCAATAGCAGATGGTGCTTTGCCTACTGGTCTTTCAATTAATAGTTCAACTGGTGCTTGGACAGGAACAGTAAATGAGCAAGGAACATTTAATTTTAGAGTTGAAGTAACAGACGGATCAACAACTGTACATAGATATTTTAGTATAAGTGCTACAGTTCCTAAAGGAGACGCAGAATACATTACAGCAGGATCATATACTTGGACCGTTCCTGCAGGCGTAACAAACGTTGCGGTAGTTTGTATAGGTGCAGGTGGTACTTCAGGTCTTGGTAATTCAGGACAAGCAGGTGGCGGTGGTGGTCTTGCTTATAGAAATTCAATTTCAGTAACTCCAGGATCAACTGGTTCAGTTACAGTAGGTGGTTCAAACGGTCGTTCAGGTAATAACGGTCAATCAGGTAGTTCATCTTCGTTTACATACGGTGGTACAACTACTACTGCTGGTGGCGGTGGTGGTGGAACAGGCGACGGTTCAGCTTCAAGTGGTACTGCTGGTGGAGGAGGTTCTCCTTCAGGCACATATACTGGTGGCGGATCAGGCGGTTCAGGTGGCCAAGACGGTCAAAATGCTGGAGGTCCAGGCGGCGGTGGTGCTGGTGGATATTCTGGTAATGGCGGCGGCGGTGCTTCAGGTTACGCTCCAACAACTGCTCAAGCTGGTTCTTCTGGCGGAGGCGGCGGCGGAGGAGGCGGCGGTAAAGGCGGCTCTAACGAAGCTGGTGGCGGCGGAGGAGGCGGTGTCGGATTTTATGGAGAAGGTTCTTCTGGCGGCGGCGGATCAGGACAAGGAATTAGTGGAATAGGTGCTCTCGGAGGAGGCGCAGGTTCAGGTGGAACCACAGGCGGAAATGGAGAAAATTCTAGTGCTGAAGGCGGAAGTCCAGGTGGTTCAGGCGGTCAAGGTGGTAACTATGGAGGAGGCCAAGGTGGTACGCAATCAAACGGTGCTAATAATTCTGCTGGAGGCGGTGCAGTAAGAATAGTTTGGGATCCAAATGGAACTACTCCTGCTTTCCCTTCAACAAACGTAGATGACGCATAATATAGGAATTAAATAAAATGGCAAATTCAAATTTCTTTAAAAAATTAGATGAAAATAATCTTCCTACAGGAGATTTGTATATTTTACAAAATTTAAAACAAATACATCCTACTGTAGATTTTAACAATGCAACAGCAGTGCAAGAGTTAGGATACTGTTATCATTTAAATACACCAAAACCAATTTATACTTATGGAAATTATGTAAAAAAATGGGTAAATCAAGGTGATATTCTTATAGATGAAATAACAAATACTTATGATTTTAATTGGCAAGAAGTAGATGAAACTGCTGATTTATCTGCTGAAGAATTAGCAAATAGAAAATCACTTGCTTGGAACGATTTAAGAGATAATCGTTTATATCTTTTAAGAAGAACAGATTGGTGGGAATTACCATCACAAGCTCCTATGAGTGCAGAAAGAACGGCATATAGACAAGCATTAAGAGATTTGCCTGTTAATACAACTGATCCTTTTAATGTAACTTGGCCAAAAAATCCAGATACTCCAGAGGGTGCTGGACCATTTGAGTTATCATCAAAAGGTTAAATTTATACTATATAAATAAAATTGCAACATAACTAAAATAGTTATGTTTTAATAAAAGTGAATATAATATGGAAATTGAAAATTTTTATCCTACACCTATCGGTATTTTTCATATAAAAGATAGTTTACAACTTAATAAAGAATTAAGTAATTATATCTTAAATCTAAAACAAGAAGACAATCCTCAAAGATCAATGTTTGGAGGATATCATACTAAAGAAGATTTATTAGATAGTGATAATTCATATATAAAACAATTTCATAAATTAATTAGTGAAAATATAAAAGAGTATTATTCTCATATAACAGATAAAGATATTGGTCCTAATACCAAACTAGTTAGTTGGGGTATGATTTATAATTCAGGTGATTTCTCTAAACCTCACTCTCATCCATTAGCGGATTTATCATCAGCATATTACTGTAAAGTGCCTAAAGATTTATCTGATGGTGAAGGTGAATTTGTGCATACTGATCCTAGACCTAATTCTAAATGGGATGTAAATTTTACAGATACTTCTTCAAATCAAATTAAGGTGAAAGAAGGACAAGGATTAATTTTTCCTGGTTGGTTAGATCATTATGTAACACCTCATAAATCAAAAGATACACGTATATGTATTTCAACTAATATTTTTATAGATCACGGAACTTTTTTTAAATGAATTATAAAGTTATAGATAATTTTTTACCTGATAATGAGTTTAATACAATAAAAAATATTGTTATGTCAACTAAAGTTCCTTGGTACTTTCAATCTAATATTAACACAGGACATTCAGACAAAGATAATACTTGTTATTTTACACATAGTTTATGGAATTGGGGTCATTTTCCAGATATGATTAGTCATCATTTTATAGATTTTAAATTTTTATGCGATAGAATAGAATTGAAAAGTTTAATAAGAATGAAATTAAATTGTTATCCAAGAACTGATAAAATAGAAATACATAAAGAACATACAGACTATTCATATAATCATAAAGGTTGTATTTTATCATTTAATACTTGTGATGGTGCAACTATAATTTTTGATGAAAATAACAAACCTATTAAAATAGATTCTATTGAAAATAGAGCATTATTTTTTAATCCAAGTTTAATTCACTCTAGCACATCTTGTACAAATGCAAAAGCTAGATTTAATGTTAATATAAATTATTTTTGAGGTTGATATGTTGAATTTACAAATACACGATAATTTTTTTCCGTCAAAAGAAATTGATACTATTAATCAATTATTGTTCAGACCAAAATGGTCTTTCAATGGAGGAGGTTCTACTGAAAATAGAGAATTTTATTCTTATTTTTGGCATATGGATAATTTAGAACAAGAAGAATATTTTGGTCAAACTTTATGGGAGTTTATTAGAAGACAAACATTTGGTTATGATAAAAAATGTAAACTATTAAGATGTTATGCAAATGGTCAAACAGCTGGTCAATCTGGTGTTCCACACAAAGATGATGGTGATACTACCGTGTTATATTTTCCTACACCTTGGAAACATTATTATGGAGGACATTTATATTTTACTCAAAATGATAGTATAACAAATATTGTAGAATATAAACAAAATAGACTTATTACATTTTCAGCAAATGTCGAACATTATTCAGGTGCACCAATAAGAACTTATAATGGGTTAAGAATTTCTTTAGCCTTTAAGGTTAAATTAATATGATAAAAGACTTAAACAATTATATATTACGTATTGAAAATTTTATTCCGAATAATTTATGCGATAAAATTATAAAAAATTTAGAAGACACTAAATTTGAAACACATACATTTTATAATGCTAGAACCAATACACATAAAACTCTTTCAGGTGAACAAGAACTTGAATCTACATTTGATAATGTAGATGGCAAAGATGAACTAGGAAAATCTTTTTGGTATGCTATTCAAAAATATATAGAACATATTAATATGCCTTGGTTTGACAGTTGGTCAGGATATACAACATTAAAAATAAATAAGTATATTGAAAATAGAAAAATGCACCTACATTGCGATCATATTCATTCAGCATTTGATGGTAAAATTAGAGGTGTTCCTATATTAAGTGTGTTAGGATTTTTAAATGATGATTTTGAAGGTGGAGAATTTATTATGTTTGACAATGAAGAATTTAAATTTAAAAAAGGAGAAGTGGTTATATTTCCTTCTAACTTTTTATATCCACACAAAGTTAATCCTGTTACAAAAGGTACAAGATATTCTGTGGTTAGTTGGGTTTATTAAATGAGTGATATAAAAATTATAGATAATTTTTTAGAAAAAAAAGATTTTGACGATTTGTTAAAAAATATTATTAATAAAAATTTTCCTTGGTATGTTTCGGATATGAGTGATTATCCTAATGATAATAATACACAACTTTATCATATATTATATAAAAATAATGAAGCAAATAGTGATTATTTTAAAACCTTTCAAAACGTTTATAACAAATTAAATATTTTTTTGTTACATAAAGCTAGATTAATTGCAACATCAAAATATGATGGAAAAGATAATTTGTTTCACATAGATGTTGAGAACATAGAATTACCAAATTTAAAGACTGCAATATATTATATTAATACAAATGATGGTGGTACAGAATTTGAACTTAATAATCAAGTTGTCAATTCTGTATCTAATAGAATGATTATTTTTCCTTACAATTTAAAACATAGAACAATAAAACATAAAAGTGGTGATACGTTTAGATATGTATTAAATCTAAATTATATACCAATTAAATAAGATATGATAGAAGAAAAATTACCTTTTGATAGTTTTATTGGTGGATGGTATATAGATAAAAATTTATGTGATGATATTATCAATTATCATAAATCACATCCTGAACTTCATTTTGAAGGTAGATCAGGAGGAACTGTAGATAAAACTGTAAAAGATTCTATAGATGTTTCTATTAAATTAGGAACAGAATTTGAGGGTAGAGAAATATTTACAAAATATGCTGACAGTTTATATGATTTAATTAAATTATATGAAGAAAGATATCCTGATTATAAAAAATGTTCTTATTATGGTTTACGAGAAATATTTCCTATTCAATATTATAAACCAGGTGGTGGTTATAAAGACTGGCACGCTGAAAGAACAGAGCATAGAAATAGAATGTTAGTTTTTATGACATATTTAAATGACGTGCCAAATGCAGGAACAGAATTTAAATATCAAAAAATAAAAACAGAATGTAAAAAAGGATTAACTTTAATATGGCCTACAGATCCAACACATACACATAGAGGTATTATAAGTAATACACACGAGAAATGGATTATAACTGGATGGTTTGGTTATATAGATGATGAAACAAAGTATGATTGATAAATTAAAATTAGATTTATGGTTTCCAACCGTAATTGGAATATGTGATTATGAACATTATTCTGAAAATAAAGAAAAATGGATTAATTATATTTCTGATAAAGAAACAATAGAGGGATTTGGAATAAACTATTATCCACATAAAGATAATATTGTTTTTGGTGATCTAAATAAATGGATAACATCTAAAGTAAATGAATATGCTAAATTACATAAGTTTGCTTATGATTATGAGGCAAAAGAATCTTGGTTTTTAAATTATGAAAAAAATCAATATAATCCCTGGCATACACATTCAGGTTATACTATTTCTGTTGTGTTTTTTCTTTCTGGAGAACAAGATCAAGTAAAAATTCAGTTTAGAAATTCTATAAAAGATATGATGAATCCTCAAAACAAAAAAATAGAAAATGATATAATGGATAATGAATTATATAATGAGTTTACTTTTCATAGTTGTAATTACGATACTGTTCCTGGTAGACTTTTAATTTTTAGAAGTCATACTGAGCATTGTACATCACAAAATATTTTAGGTGATAAACGTATTGTTTTTTCATATAATTATAATCCAAAGGAGTAATATGTACGATATAAAAGAATTAGTTTGGGAAGAACATAAAAATGCTGAAAGACAAGAGTTTGTAAAAATATTAATGTCAGGTGAGATCAATCCTGAATTATATGCAACATACTTGTTTAATCAATTACAATGTTATTCAGAATTGGAAAAATGGGGCAATCACAACGGTTTATTCAGACAAACACCAGGTTTACAAAGAGCAGAAAATATACACAAAGATTATACAAAGTTATGGACTAAATCAGAAAAACCTGTAATCACACAAAGTACAAAAGAGTATATAGAACATATTAATACAATTACAGACGATCCTGAAAAGTTATATGCACATATCTATGTAAGACATTTAGGTGATTTATCAGGTGGTCAAATGATTGCTAAAAAAGTACCTGCAAAAAGATATTACGACTTTGGTGCAAATGGACAA